TTAGATGCAAGTACGCGGTGACATAGTTTAGCCAAGTCCTCACGCGCCTGCTCTACCTTACGTATGTCTGTAGCTTGAAACTCAAGCCCTTCCCATCCATCAAGTGTTGCCATTACATTGCACCTTTCATAGCTTCACCTACAACTTGCGATGCCATCTCTGGATTAGCTTGTGCGGCTTGTTGAGCCATCTGAGCGGCTTGTTGTTTCATCATATCACGCTCGGCTGGTGAATTACGCACTGCTTGCGGTATAGCCATCTTATCTGCAATCAAGTCTAGCAACATATCAGTCTTAAGTGTGAACTGACCTTCTGGCCCAGCTTGCTGTGTAATCTGCAAGTATTGCATAATGTTTTGCACATCATCCATATTCTGTGACATAGCTAGTGGTGAGATAGGCGTTACTTTAATCTCAAGGCCATTTACTTTTAATGGCAAGTCAATGATGCCACGGTCATCCATAATCTGTAGTATCTTCTCTACAAGTGGAACCATAGTCTCGTTAATCAAGCGACCAAAGGCAGAGCCAAGGTTTTGTGATAGCTGTTTCATGCGCTCAATAACTTCTGTTGCAGAACGAGCAGACATGTTATCTGGTGGCAATGACTCATCTAGCAAGATAGACTTAATGTTCATACGCAAGTCGTTCATCACGATTTGAGATACGTTGAAGTCACCAGCGCGTGGTAGAGGCTTCAATGACTCGCCTTGTGGCCCACCGTTACGAGCTACAGGAATAATCACGCCTGGAGCGATTGTGACAGTATTAGGGTTAAGCACACCATCATCAGCCGCAGTATAAACACCAGCAATAGCTAATGACGCATTTTTAAGCACTAACTCTAGCACTTTGTTCAATGTCTTAATGTCAGGCAAGGCTGTGATTAATGGGCCACGACCATAGATTTCACCAGCCACTTTCATGTAACGGCTGACAACCCAAGGACTAAACTTCATACGACGGTAAACAATCTCTGATTTGCTTTCCTTGTGGATAACATGGTAGCAATAGTCACCGCGTTTAGCATCAAACACTGTCGCTTCTATTAGTTCAATATCTTCTGTCGGCTTCTGTTCGATTTTGCTCTTTAACGCTCCCTCAATCTTAGCGTCTTTCCATTGCTGTGATATTGCCTCGCCTTTTAAACGCATGCGACGATACACGTTATCTACACGACCATTAGCGCCTTCTTCAAATGCAACTAGGAACTGTGGCACTGGTATAAAGTTGATTGGGCTAGTATCGTCACCGGGTTGCACCATCATTACTGACGTACCAACGCAAAGGTCTAGCAATGACTCGCCTACAGCAATGTCAAAGTTAGATTGCTTGATAGTAGCAAACATCTTCTCGGTATAAACGTCTAGCGCACCTTGCGCCTCAGCCTTACGGTCAGCAGGTATATCAGTCCCAGCCTCAAGACGACACCACTTAGTTTGCGGTGGGAATATGCCAGACTGCATACGGTTAGCAAAGCGTTGTGTAGAGTTAATTGCTGTAGCGTCAAAGACACGATTCATCTTCTTAGCACCGCCTACCTTGCCGTCATAGAAGCCATCGTATAAGTTACGTTGTGGCAATGCAAACTCATAAGCCTCGTCATAAAGAGAGCGAAACTCCTCTTTCTTAGTCAGAGCAATCTCGTGACGTTTTAAAATATCTTCCGGTTTTAATCTCATTTCAGCCATAATTTTTCCTATTCATACCATTCAATTCTTAAGTTACAAGGGTGAGGTTGTGCATTTACATTTGTTAGCCTAAACAAGTATGTTGTCAATGGAGCCAACACAAACTCAAAGCTATAACTGCCACCACCACCCCCTTTGTTACTAGTAGGGATGAACTCAGAATACACCTCTGTGCCTACTGACGTTACAGTTGGAGCAATGACAGCGGCCGCAACGCTAGTTGTAACAACGTTTCTGTTTCTACGATGCTTAGTTAATGCAGTTCCACCAGATGTTGTTGGCGCTTCGTACATATAGAACTCAGACTCACCAGCACTTTCGTATTGAAAGATAAGGTGTGGCGTTGTGCCAGCAGGAAATGCTAATGCAATGTCTATACTAGACCCAGCAGCCAAGCCAGCAGAGTATGGGTACATCTTATAAACATAATATGCCCTAGCTTCATGTAAGCGAAGATGGTTTATTTCTATTACGGGCATTGACCTATCAGAGCCAATAGCTTGTTGAACGCCATCCTTATCGGTATAAGTAGGCGATACAAACCTAGACTTAGTAGTAACTGATTCGCGTTCTACTTGAATAGCCATTAGTCATCCATTTCTTCGTCGTCTGGCATATCCTCAATCAAAGACTTCTTCTTTTCTTTGCTTTGTTTTGCAAGCATCTGCATCACATATTTAGATAGACGTTTATCTTTCTTTAAGTCTTCTGCTTCTAACTCTATGCTTATCTCTACGTTCATTTGCGTTTTACTCCTGCTTCACTCATGGCTATGGCTACGGCTTGGTCATGGCTTGTTACTTTGTCGCCAGAACTAGATTTAAGTGTTCCAGCCTTATACTCGCGCATAACTTTGGCCACTTTCTTCTGCATTTTAGAAGTTTCTTTCATGGCTTACCCTAGTGTAGTAGGTGTAGATAAACCTTCTTCTGGGTTAAGGCGCTGTTCTGATAACAACATACGAGCACCACCACGAGCACGAGCCATACGGCCAGACGCTATCTGTTCATTTAAGTCGCGCTTCTCAGCTTCAGCCTGTTTACGCATCGCTTCTGCGTCAGCTTGTTGTTTAGCCAACATTGCACCTGCACCACCGTCACCACCACCACCAACAATACTGCCCATATCTATCTCCTAACCATTAAATTATAATCAAACTTATCCTCGCTATACTCTTTCATAGTACACTCAGATATAAACCCGATAGCTTTAGCCCAAGAAACAGCTCTCGCATCCGATGTTTTAACAGTTATTTGCAATCTATGCAAGCCCATAGCTATCTCAGCCATATCTGCCACTGCAATTCCTATCTTAGTCATGGCGATTGGCCTAGTTCTAGCTACGTCTCCAATGACTGACCACATCTCAGCCACGCCTTTCCACAATGGGGCGCAACCAAAGCAGGCGACTGGTTTGCCATAGTAGAAACAAGTAAAGGCAAAGCCAAATTGTGCTTGATGTTCTAGTAATTGTCTGACGCCAACCATGCGTTGTGCAGAATAACCAGCAAATTCGCCTTCAGAAATGTCCATAGCATGCTCAACTATGAACGGAACAAAGATAAGCCCCTTAACTTTAGGCAGATTGTCGTTTAGGTCTTTAATACTTAAATACATCGAAGTCGCTCATCACAGTTCTTGCAAATATAGGGCCACTAGAGGCTAGTGGATTACGTGTCATACGCTTATGTTCACCGCCACCTAGCATTAAATAGCCAAATGCGTCGCCAACGTGTGAGTGTTCGTTCTTATTTGGTGCATCACGGAACCGTTCTTGCCCTGCACCTACAGAAACACGCTTGAAATGGTACCCACCAGCTAGTGATTTACGCAACATCTTGCATGAAGTGTCAACAATCAAGCCCGGTTTGCCATCAATAAGTCGTTGCATTGGTGCGGCAGCGCCTTCACGACGTACTTTAAAGTCATTTGAGTGCGTTGGTTGCGCTCTTAGCCCTAATGTTCGCAGATAATCAAAGGCTGTGACCTCATAAATGGCATCTCGTTGCATACCAGCAGGGTCGCCCCACATCATTACCTGTGCTTTTGGGTATCTAGCGTTTAATTCTGCAAGCAATTGCTGACCAAAACGCTCTAGCCCCATGTCTTCTGTGACTATTTCATGCAACACAACCCATCTGCCATTAGATAAACGCTGTCCAATCACCGCTGCAGGTGTCAAACCAAAGTCCAAACCTATCTGTATTGGCTGTGAATCGTCGTATTCTACGGTAGCAGACATCATTTGGTCGTTATATTCAGGCCACACAGGGCGACCTTCTTGCACATAGGTATACTTACCCTCGGCATAGCAACGAATCCAGTCTAAGTTCTTACCACCAAGCATCTGTGGGTAGTAACCAGCAGGCAGATTGTTTAAGTTCTCCGCTTTAGGATTGATTTTCCACCATCGCCCAGAGGCAAAGATGTGGTCATTGGCTTCAGGATTGTCAGGCAAGTCAGATGGGTCAACTTCTATCACGCCACCTGGCTGATTAAAGAACTTCCAAGCGTATGCGCCAGTTACTTTCTCTTTTTCCGCTACCCTGTGCCACCAATGGTCGTCATCCATAGGGTTGGTGTCCATGAATACGCCATGCCATGTAGCACCACCATCACGCTTAGTAGGATAACGGCCTACCCTGTGTGTAAGCCCATCAATTACAGCCTTTGGTAATTCACGCGCCTCGTTTACCCATGCACCAGTCAGCTCTAATGACAGCAACTTACGCACATCTTTAGGTTGGTCTAGCGCCAAGAAGATAACTTCGCAATCTACACCAGCAGCCTCACCTTTTGCAGGCAAACGGATGTGGTGAGTAATAGGCGGAGTCCAAAGCAGTGGGCCAAACGTGGATTCTGGGAACAAGTCTAGCCATGTC